TGTTTTTTAAGGAGGACTGCTTCCACCGGGTGTATCCGTCGGCGACGGGGGCGCATCAGGTGGTCGTGCAGAAATGCGCGGGTGTGCAGAACGGGTCAAGCAAGAGCCTCGTTGTAGTGGACGACCGGCTGTATTACAAGTCGCGCATGGGCGTGTGCGTGTATGACGGAAGTCTGCCGCAGGAGATCGGAAGCTGCTTCGGCACGGGGCTTTACTACAACGCCGTCGCGGGCGGCGTGCGTGGGAAGTACTTCATCAGCATGGAGGATGAGGCACATCACTGGACATTGTTCGTCTACGACACGCGAAAGGGGCTGTGGCACAAGGAAGACAGCGCCCACGCGGAGGACTTCGCGCGGGTGGACGATGAACTTTATTTCCTCGAAAACGGAACGCTCAAAACCGTGTACGGCAGCGTCGGAACGCTGGAAGGAGCGGTCGAGTGGATGGCGGAGACGGGGATCATGACGTATGGACTCGTCGGGAAAAAGTATGTCTCGCGCATCAATCTGCGGATGCAGCTGCTGAGGGGCTCCTCTGTGGATTTCTGGGTGCAGTATGATTCGGACGGCGTGTGGCGGCACTGCGGACATATCGAGGGCCGGGGGCTGCGTACCTTCCTGCTGCCGGTCCGGCCCGCGCGGTGCGACCATCTGAAGTTCCGGCTGACAGGGAAGGGCGAGATGAAGCTGTTCAGTCTGGCGCGAGTCCTGGAGGCAGGAAGCGATGCGTAAGACGGGAGGTGCAACATGGGTAGTCTGACACTTGCATACCCGTCGATCGCGGGGAAGACGACGCAGGAGCAGCTGGAGAGTATGCGGCGGTATCTGTGCGGGATGGCGGAGCAGCTGAATCTTGCCGACTGGTCGGCACGGGCGGCGCTGACGGAGATCGCGCAGGCCATCGACGCGGACGGGCTTTCCGAGGAGGAAAAGAAGACGACGCTTTCCGGCTATGCGGCTTTAAAGTCCCTCATCATCAAGACGGCGGATTTTGCGGCGGCGAATTCGGAGGTCTGGTCGGCGAAGCTTGCGGGGAATTATGTCGCGGCGTCGGACTTCGGGACGTATCTGGAAAAGACGCAGCTGACGATCGAGGGCAATTCCGTCGGGATCAAACAGCTGTATGATTACACGGCGGGCGTGAACAACGCGTTTTCCGTGAATGCGCAGCAGTATATCAAGACGGGGCTGCTCTACTACAACGACGTGACGCCGGTGTATGGCGTGGGCGTGGGCAATATCGAGACGACCGTAACAGACGGCGGCGGAAGGATCGTCGACCGGACGAAAAACGAACTGCTGACCGTGACGCCGAAACGCATTTCCTTCTGGCAGGAGGGGATGGAGGTTGCGTATCTGTCGGAGAAGAAGCTGCATTTCCCGTCCGGAACACTGGAGGCGTACAACGCGAAGCTGACCGGGACGATCACGGCGGCGGCAGGCTCGGCCTTTGGGCCGTGGACGATCTCGGACGGGAGCATCTACCGCGTGGAAAACGTGTTCGGCAGCAGCGCGGGTATGTATTTTGGGACGGGCGGCCTCTCCGTATCAGACCGGTTTCAGGTGGACGCGAACGGATATCTGACGTGCTCCGGCGCGACGATCTCCGGCGCGATCAGGGCCACGAGCCTGAATGTGACGGGCGCAAGCATCACGGGGCTTACGGTCGATGCGGCAAACGTCACTGGCAATTTGTCTGCTTCGCGTATCAACGGCGGCATTCTGGATTTCAACAACTTTTCGGTCAATCACCTGTCGGCAAACGACATTACGACGGGGCTTTTATCGGCGGATTATATCAAGCTGGGCGGCGATATGGCGGTATACGATGCGCTGAACAGCGGTACCGTCGGCGGGTGGCTCGGCTATACGACGGGCGCTTACGGCGGCGCGGGGATCCATATGCAGAGTGGGCTTGGCGAGGTCGTGGCGACGGCAAGCGGCGCGAAGCTCTGCTATGGTGGCAATACGCTCTCCGTCACGGAGGGCGGCGCGCAGACGAACTGCCGAATGGCGGTAGGCGGCGATCTGGTCGTGAGCGGCAGTGCGGCGCCGTCTGTTGACGGCGCGGGATCGCTCGGGTTTTCCGATTACCGGTGGTCGGTCGTGTACGCGCAGACGGGCACGATCACTACATCTGATCGGGAGAAGAAGACGGACATTTCGTATGCGCTGGAACGCTATGACGCGCTGTTTGAGAAGCTGCGTCCGGCAAGCTACCGGCTGAAAAGCGGCACGTCCGGCAGGACGCACACGGGGCTTGTCGCGCAGGATGTGGAGCAGGCGCTGCGGGAGTGCGGATTGACGGGAAAGGAACTCGCGGCCTTTGTGAAAACGCCGAGGGAAGACGGCGGCGCAGACTACGGCCTGCGCTATGAGGAGCTGATCGCCCTGTGCATCCGGCAGGTCCAGATGCTGCGGGAAAAAGTGAGAAAATTGGAGGAAACGGCATGAGTAAGCTTTCGAATGCGATCGGCGCGCTGCGTATGGGGCTGGTGGAGGCGATCAACGCCTCCGAGCTCCCGCCGTGCGTCGTCGGAATGGTGCTCGATCAGGTGCGCGAGCAGGTGCGGCTGCTCGAGGCGCGGGAGGACGCGGAAACAGAGGAGAAAAAGGAGGAGGACAATGGCGCTTTACAGAGTGCAGGGTAACGGAAAGGCTCCGGCAGGGCTGCAGGCGGGCGACGAGGTCGTGACGGGCGGCGGCACGTACCGCATTCTCGGCGTAAACGCAGACGGCAGCTACCGCAGCTCGCTCAGCAACAAATATCAGACGATCTATAACTATCGCGGCAGCTACGGAACGGCTCCGGCCGGTCAGACGGACACAGCGCAGGTCAGAACGCCCAGTTATACGCCGTCCGGCGCGGCAAGCGAGGCGAAGGCGGCGCTGGACCGGGTGCTGTCGGAGAAGCCCGGCAGCTATACGTCCCGGTGGGACAGCGAGCTGGACGCGCTTTATGACCAGATCGCGAACCGGAAGGCGTTTTCCTACGATCTGGGGGCAGACCCGATGTACCGGCAGTACCGGGAGCAGTACCAGAGCGCGGGACGGCTGGCAATGGAGAACACAATGGGTGCGGCGGCAGCGCTCACGGGCGGCTATGGCTCAAGCTACAGCCAGCAGGCGGGGCAGCAGGCGTACAACGCGTATCTGCAGAAGCTCAACGAGGTCGTGCCGGAGCTCTACGCGCAGGCGCGCAGTCAGTATGACCGCGAGGGCTCGGCGCTTTCCGAGCGCTATGCGCGCATCAGCAGCCGTGAAAAGAGCGACAATGACCGCTACCGCGACCAGGTGTCGGATTATTACGCGGCACTGTCCGACGCGCGCGGCGCGTATCAGAGCGAGGCGCAGCGCAGCGAGAATCTGGCGCTGCAGTACGCGAAGCTGGCGAACGACAATTACTGGAACGAGCTGAACTATCGCTCCGACCGGGAGGACGCGGCGAACGCGCAGTACTGGAAGCAGCTCGCCTACGCGGACAAGCAGGCTGCGGCGGCAGAAAAGGCGGCGCAGGCCCGGCAGAAGGCGGCGCAGGCGGGCACGGCGAAGGACAAGCAGACAAAGCGCTCGTCTTCCCTTGCCAGAGGCAGAGGCGAAAAGCGCGGCAGAACGGCGCCCGGCACGGCGCGCCGCGATGAGATCAACTGAAAAGGCCGGAAGGAGGAGAACAGATGACAAAGCTTCCGGGCGCAAAGCCAAGCCCGCGCATTGCGGGCGGTGTGCTGCGCTGGTACGCGGGCGATACGTTTTCCGTGACGCTGGCGCTGGAGCTGCGCGATCAGGACGGCGATCCGGTCACGGTCGGCGCATCCGACAGTCTGACGGTCAGCTTTTTTGACGCGTCGCACGCGCCGGTGCATACGTTTCAGTTTGACCGCATGACAGGCGGGCAGGCAACGCTGACGTTTGACGATACGGTCAGCGCAAAATTTCCGAAGGGTGCGTATTTCTATGACATTTTGTATACGCACGGCGACAAAACAACGCTTGCGCGGGACAACCGCGCGGCGGCAGAGTGAGGTGCGGATATGCGGGTAGAGATTCCGAATGCGATCACAGTGACCATTGGCGGACTGATCTCCAGAGGCGTGAAGGCGGTTGAGGTCACGGACGGGGGACGGCTCGTCTTCACGCTGACGGACGGCAGCACCGTCGATGTTGGAAGCGTCGTGGGGCCGCAGGGCGAGAAGGGCAGCACCGGCGCGCAGGGCCCGAAGGGCGATACCGGCGCGCAAGGCCCAAAAGGCGAGACGGGTGCACAGGGGCCAAAAGGCGAAACAGGCGCGCAAGGGCCAAAGGGTGAAACAGGCGCGCAGGGTGAGAAGGGCGACACCGGCGCACAGGGTCCGAAGGGCGACACCGGCGCACAGGGCCCAAAGGGCGACCCCGGCGAACGCGGCCCGAAGGGGGAAACCGGCGTACAGGGTCCGAAGGGCGAGACTGGCGCGGGCTTTCTCGTGAAGGGGTATTATGAGACGGCCTCCGCGCTGGAAGCGTCTGTGCAGGCGCCGATGGCGGGCGACGCTTACGGCGTCGGTACGTCGGAGCCGTATGACATTTATATTTTCGACGGCGTAACAGAGAGCTGGATCAACAATGGGCCGCTTCAGGGCGCAAGGGGCGAAAAGGGAGACAAGGGCGACCCCGGCGCGGACGGTGCGCCCGGAAAGGACGGCGCACAGGGCCCGGCGGGCGCGGACGGTACGCCGGGGCAGGATGGCACAACGTTCACGCCGTCTGTTTCTGCAGCCGGTGTTCTCAGCTGGACGAACGACGGCGGGAAGCAGAACCCGGCCAGCGTCAGCATCAGAGGCCCGGCGGGGACACCCGGGCAGGATGGGGCTGCCGGGCCGGCAGGTGCGGACGGTGCGCCGGGACAGGACGGCACGACCTTTACGCCCCATGTTTCCGCAGCCGGTGTTCTCAGCTGGACGAACGACGGCGGAAAACAGAACCCGGCCAGCGTCAGCATCAAAGGCCCGGCGGGCGCAGCAGGCAAAGACCCGGAGCCGTTTTATGTGACCTGCACGCTGTCGGGGCAGGATGTGTACGACGAGGGTGCTACACATGATAAGTCATTCGCTGAGATCCTTGCCGCCCATCAGGCAGGGCGGCCATGCCGTGCAATTTTGAAGCTGGACGGGGGCACAGGTGATGATACCGTGCTGCTTCCGCTGGCAGAGCTGAATGCGGACGCTTCGGACGGATATGCAAAATTTGCGCTGACAGAAATGACGCAGGGCGATACGCCGGAGGAACTGAGGGTCCGCTACGTATTGATCAATTCGGCGGACGCCGCAGAGGGCTTCTGGGGAACCAGATATACGCTGTCCGGCGATGAAAAATTCCTGCCGGATGTGACGGCCTCCGACAACGGAAAGTTCCTGCGGGTGTCCAATGGCGCATGGACAGCAGTGACGATCACGAACGCGAATGGAGGCAGCTTCTGATGGCAGAATTTTTGACTTTTGACACCGACCTCACGGCGGTCGCGAACGCGATCAGAGCCAAGGGAGGCACATCCGCGCAGCTGATCTATCCGTCTGGCTTCGTGTCGGCAATTCAGGCGATCCAGACCGGCATCACGCCGAAGCTGGTCGTGACCACCTCTGCCGGGGCGGCAGTCACGGCAGTGAAGGGCTCCAAAACGGTCACGGGAACTGCCGGGACAGACGGAGTGTGCACGCTGGAGCTGCCGGAGGCAGGCGCGTGGAGCGTTACGTCGGCGAAAAACGGGGTGAATGCCGCGCAGAGCATCGTGATCGGCACGCAGAGCATGAAAATGCCCCTGTATCTCGACAGCTTTGCCGACAATACATGGGAAGAGATCATCGCGGTGTGCAGGACCGGGATCGCCCCGGACAGCTGGGCCGTGGGCGACAGCAAGACCATGAACATCGGCGGGACGGCCTATCAGGTCGATATCATCGGCAAGAATCATGACGAGTATGCGGACGGCTCCGGCACGGCTCCGCTGACATTCCAGCTGCATGATTGTTACAGCGAAGCAAAGCAGATGTACAGCACCAACCTGAGCGGTCTCGGCTGGAAGAACACCGATATGCGCCTGACCTATCTGCCTGCGATTCTGGCGCTGATGCCGGCGGAGGTGCAGAACGGCATTCGCGCGGTAAACAAGAAGACATCTGAGGGGGGCAACAGCACGACGATTGAGATGGTATCGGACACGCTGTTCCTGCTCAGCGAGGTGGAGATTTTCGGGACTGCAAGTTCTTCCGTAGCCGGGGAAGGAAGCCAGTACGACTATTACAAGGCAGGCAACCCGAAGATCAAGAAGAGAGAAGGCGTTGACGAGTTCTGGTGGGAACGGTCGTCAGCCAGCGGC